TGGACAGACCGCGCCGACAGAGAATATCGGAACGTTCGAAAGAGGGCGCGCTACCAAGCCGATCCGGAAGCCGCCGCCGCGAGAATGAGGAAGTGGCGGGCGGATCACCCGGAGATGCAGAAGGCGATCGCCCACCGACATCGCATAAAGCACGCGCAGAAGGTAAAAGACCAATCCGCGAAGTGGCGCGACGCAAACCGCGCTCATCTTCAAGACAGGGCCGTTCTTTTTTACTATCAAACACGCGAGAAAACTCCTTGGAAACACATCCTACGCAGCCGGTTCAGAGACGCACTCAAGCGCGGCATCGCATTTGAGCTAACCCCCGAATGGGCAGCCGAGAGATGGACCGGGCGGTGCGAACTCACAAACATTCCGTTTGACCTTACTAACTTTGTACCCTGCTTCTATTCCCCGAGCATCGACCGCATCGACAACGCTAAGGGCTATTCCACTGACAACTGCCGTTTCGTCCTTTTAGCTATCAACGGTTTCAAAAGCACTGGAACCGATGAAGATATGCTCAACGCCGCTAAGTCATTGATATTACTTCAAAATTGAGCCCCCTGGAGCGAATAACACCACGCGTTAGCTGACGATTTAGCCGTCACAACGTCATAGCCGACGACCACGACGCCTTGCTGGCCGATCTGCCCCAATGGCACCAGCGAGTAGAACCCGCTGAAGTCAAAGGCAGCATCCTCCGACAAGTACATCGCCGTGTATTTGACGTTGGGGAAGAACACGTTCCCCTTCGGCACGAAGTGGTCCGAGAAGATCGGCACGCCGGAAACCACGACGTTCGGGAACGATGACCGGACCTGCGTGTCCATCGTGTAGGTCGAGCCGGGATTGACGAAAATCGTCTCCGTCCCGATGAAGGCATTGTTCAGGGTGGCATAGTCGCCGGGCGACATCACGCCGAAGGTCGGGGCCTCGCCGCCGGCCTGATCGGTGATGTAGGCCAGCAACGTCGCCATGTTCTGCCGGGTAAAGCCGCCCGAGAACGAGAACTGCGAGGCGTTGTTCAGGCTGATATACTGGCCCTTGAAGGCCGAGTTGCCCGCCGCGTTCCGGTTGATGCCGCCATAGGTCGGGAAGTTCGTCCCGTTGTCGAAGGCGTTCTGGAAGCTGTCCGGGAAGGTCGGGTTGGCCGAGTTGTTCGTGTAGAGCAACGTGTTCATCTGCTGCCGCGTAATGGCATACACGTCGTTCATGCGGGCCTTCAGGATCGAGATTTCCCGATCCGTGGCCTGAATTACAGACTCACCAAACGGCAGCGGCACCGGAACCACCCAATAGGCGAGGTTCCATTGGCCGTTCTGAATGCCGGGGGTGATAACGGGCTGGTTAAAGCCACCGCCGTAGCCCACAAATTGACCCTGCACCATCGACTGACCTTGCAATGGTATAGTGATCTGGTTGAGGCCACCGGCAGCTTTTTGAGCGTTGCCCATCATGTAGAACAGGGTCGGAGAGCCGTAGTAGATTTGGACGAACAAACGGGGGACAAAAGCCCTTCTCGTGGTGGCCGCTAGTTCGTTGAAAAGGCCGCCCGAAGCCGGGGCAACACCTATACCGGGAAGCGGCATGTCAAATGCTCCTATTTACTTGGATAGACATCACCGCCCGCCCCTTACTTGGCTGCGGAACTCACTCAGCGCGTCATGCGCCATCTTCATCGTCAGGGAGTCACTATCGCCGCGCGTCTCCAGAAGCTTCTTGAGATCGTCGGCACCGTCTTTGGGGAGATCGGTGAAGTTCCAAGCCGCTCCGGTGCTTCCGCTGGAAGGCGTGACAGGAACAACGGCCGGTCCATTGAGCTTTTCGTAGTAGGCAGCGGCCGCGATCGGATCAAGAATGCCCTCTTTCTCGCGAAACTCATCGAGAGCCTTGATGCCATCGGCGGTCCACCCCTCGCTCAGAAGCTTCGCATTGCCCTTGTCGATCTTGGTTTGCAGCGCGGAAAGCTTGCTGTCCTGTTCGGCCTTGGCCTTTTCCTCGGCGGTGGACTTCTTGTAATCCTCGAACTCCTTGGCGAGCTTCTCGTAAGGCTCCATGACCTCTTTGCGCTTTTCCATGTTCGGGGTTGGCGCGGTCGGCTCAACGAGCTTGTGGGCTTCCTCGACGAGTACGGCGGCCTTCGGGTTTGCCATCATCTTCTTGATGGCCTCCCGCATCTGGACGCTGGTATTCCACTCCAGCTCGTCAACTTCGATCTTGGCCATTTACTTGCTTCCCGGTGACGTTCCGGCGTTCGGAATGTGGCTAAGGGTCAGTTCCGAACTGGTCATCTGGGACGGCAGATGGCTCTTGCGGCCACCAATGTCGGACTTGTCCATGTCCACCCGGACGATCTGGTCGTCGCTCTTGGGGAGGGACTTCGACGGATTCTGAAAGATGTTCACGGCCATATCAGTCGCCTTGTTTGCTGCGATTGGGGAGGTTTACGACGCCCGGCTTGGTGTCCTTCTCCAGACCGGGCAGATGAAGCGTCTTGACGGTCTCGTTGTGGCCCATGCGCGAGCGCACCACCATGTCGTCATCGGTGACGATCTTCGATCCACGGGCCGGGTCTTTGAAAATGCTCATGCGGCCCGCGCCTTTTTTTGCTCAAAAATGATGTCGTAGACATCGTTCAGGGCCGACTTCATCAGGGTTTCGGCGTGGTGCACGTCGTATCCGCTGGCAGTCGCGGAGCGCGAAAGGGCTTCAACGCCGTCTTGGACTCGCCTCAATTCCGCTAGGATCATGGCACGGCAGACGTATTCCCTGACGTTCTCGGGGACGCTGCTAACGTTTTCGGTCCATTCACTCATGCGGCTGCCCCTGGGGGTTGGGCACCACCGGGGGCACCGCCGGGCTTCTGCATCTGCTGGGCCTTGAGGGCCTGCATCTGCTGGTTCTGCTGGCCCTGCTGAAGTGCCATCTGCTCTAGCTGGTTGCGTTGCCCGGCAGGCGATACCGCGCCGGACGGCACGAATTTCGAGAACTTCTTGATCGAATCGAGAATGGCCTTTCCGGCCTCGGACGTGGAGCCAACCAACGGGATGATCTGCTCCAGCATTTTGATGGTCATCCCCAACTTCTGCATACCGGCAGCTTCGTGCCCTCGGTTGGCAGTCGGCCCTACGGCTGACGTGCCCCCGAAAGGTGCTTGAGGCTGCTGAGGCTGTCCGGGCGCGCTTTGTCCGCCGGGCGCAGAAGTCGGGGTGCCATCGGCCATGAGGGCTATTGACGCCCCTTCCGGCGCATCTTGCGTCGCATGGCTTACTTCCGGCCCTTGCGATGCTTGCGGCGATAGTGGACCAACATGGTGTCCTCCAACGGTTGCATCGGAGCCGGGATGGCACCGATGCCGCAATGTCCGTCTTATCCGGACGCGCAGCCATTGTGTCTCTCGCACAGCCGTTGACTTTCTTTGCGCCAGGCGCGCATAAACCGCTCATGGCTGATGAGATTTACTTCTTCACCATCAAGGAAGCCGCCGAGTACCTGCGGATTTCCGCCAGCACCCTCTACCAGTGGGGTCGCAAGAAACGGGGGCCGCCGATGTATAAGCTACAGCGGCAAAAGAACTCGCAGTGGCGCATCCCCAAGGACAAGCTTATCCAATGGGTCGAATCCAAAAATAAGGATCGCTGAAATGAGTCGGCTGCCCGCGTTTTATTACGCGCAGACCCTGCTTGGCGGTACGCCGGACGTTAACAGACGCACAATTTATGCTTGGGACACTCAAATTCCTGTCAAAACATTTAACTACGACATGAGGCCGTGGACGACGGAAATGCAAAACGAATTGGAGCGCGAACTAGAGGCGCTAGAAAATGCAGTCAAAAAGGAATGAACGATGTATAGCCTTACCGTTACCTTCGGCCCCGGACCGACCGTGTGGCGCTTTCTGTTCCGCGATAAGGCCCGCGCCGAGGGCTACAACGCCATCCCCAGCATGATGCCCAATCAGGACCTCCGTATCGAGGATGACTTCGGCCAGTGCGGCGATATCAAAGCCGCACAGATTCACGGCCGGATGCTGGAGAACTTGGACGAGTCGCTGATTGCCTACGTCGAAATGGCGCTGCACAACGCCCGCGTACAAGCCAAGGCTCAGTCCCGCGCGGAGGGCGACCCGACCATCAACATGCAACGGCGCGGCCCTGCGGTGCTGACACCGAATATGGGCGGTAACAGGAGGATGTGATGCGTCGCTTGGGCGGCCCAAACGGGGAAATCGAACCCTATTGCGGCGAGTGCGTATTGGGGTTTGATTTTAATATCTATTGCGTATGCGGTAAGACCTACGAAGAAAAGGCTAACGCTTCCCGCCGCCTAGCTGCTTCGCAAGCACCTTCTCCGCCCCCTCGGGGTCCTTCGCCATAAGGTCCTGAATCATCTTCTGCTGCTGGGCCTGCTTCTCGCGATAGGCCAGCTTCGCCGCCTCGCGGTTCGGCAGCGACACGTTGTCGATGACGTACTCGCCATCCACGATACCCTTACCCTGCGCGGCGAACACGAGTTGCGTGTTCTCGTCCGAGAAGATCGGCGATGACGAATGGCTGTCCACAGTCACGCGCCAGTCGGACGGCAGGTCGGAAATCATGAATTCCGTCTCCGACACGTCGCGAATCACATCGTCAGCCTTGGTCCAGTATTTACTGTCGTCCTTCAGTTCCTTCAGCGTCACCGTCAGATCGCACGCGGCGGCGCAATGGCGCTCCACCAGCAACGCGCGGTCGCGCAGCGTCGGGGATGCGGTTTTCATCAGCGTGGTCGCATGGTTTCCCGCGCGCACCCCGGCCTCGCCCTGGCCCTGCATGATCGGCGGAAAGCCGCCCTGAATGTTGATCTCCTCAATGAGCCACTTCATCATCGGCAGCAGTTCGGGCGGAATCTTCGGCGTCAGATCCTGAATGGACGACCCCTGCCCCATGTTGGCGTAACCGGCCATACGCGCCTGCGCGTACAGTTCGTCGGTCATTCCCGTCTCACCGATAAACCCCAGGAACTTGTCGATCTGCACTCCCATCAGACGCCGCGCATCGTCGCACCACTGCGACAGCAACGCCTGAGTTTCAATCAAATCCACCAGCTCGCTGCGGCCCCAGATGTACCCGGAGACCTCGTTGGGCTGGATAATCCGGTACGGCTGCAAGCGGGAATTGGCGGCGAGGAGGTTAGACTTCTTCATCACCACGTTACCCTGCGTGAGAGGCGTGACAATGATGTCCGGCTCGATCATCTGGATGGTGGTGTAATCTTCCTCGTCCTTCACCCAGAGTTCGTAGAACTGGATCGTATCGGCGGCGACCACCGGACCCATCATGGCGTAGTTCGGGTCGTTGTTGAGTTGCACGATGCCGCCCGGCACCGGGCTGACCATGCCTTGCACGCCGGTATTGAGTTGCGACGTGGATAGAACCTGATGGAAGAAGCTGTTCGGCTCCGCGCTCGCACCCTTCTGGGCATTGGCCTTTATCCGGTCGAATAGCCTCTCGGCGTTCGGCAGCCTGTAAATGCGCTGCCATACCGCCGGCAACGTCATTGTCGAGGTCTCGCAGATGATTTCCTGCTCGTTTACGTCGGTCTCGCCCTCATCGTAGAATCCGAGGTTCCACGGCATCACCAGTTTGTCTTTGTACTGGGGGCGTCCGTCGGCATCCAACGTCGTCCACTGCTTCAGAAACGTCGCGCCGTACTTCAGCGATTCGTAAACCCCGCGCCCGAATGTGTTGTCGGTGCCGTTGCGGTCCCATGTGCGGGTCGCAATCTTGGCGACCTCCGCCGCCTGTGCGTAAATCTTCTTGTTGTAAACCCGGTCGAAGTCGATGGAGAACTTCAGTTCCACCGGGCTGAACATATGCGCCGCCACCCTGTTCAGGTGGGTGTTCATCTTGTTCAGAAGGGACTTGGTGCCGTCGTACTTGCCGGTCTCGGCAATGGCGTTGAGCAGACGATAGTAAGCCTTGCGTTGCCCTACGGTGACGTTGCACTCCTCGATCCACTCTCGGGTACGACCGACCAGTTCCGAGTGCTTGGTGGGGACACCGCCGGGGATCATTTACCCATCATGCGTTGGATGTTGGTCATGGCGCGGGAGCCTGCGCGTGGTTCGACCCCGTGTACCGTCACGTCGCCGACCTTGATTGCGCCCGTGGCCGTGCCAGTGGCGAAGCCC